GGGGCATACCCCTGGGATCTAGTTGAGTATATGGCATGAAAAATGGTTTACGTTGACTGCACTAGCAGCTGTACAAGGCATTACGATGCCTTGTATTTAACTTTCGTGAAGCCGCGTAAGGCAACCACTGCATATAGAGAGTTTTTCTGAGGTCTTATCATCACCTCGCACTTCGTCTGCAAAACGATGATAACCTGCTCATATATATTTGTGAAAAACCACAACGATGGTTGATACGTCTGTAACGTATTAGTCCATGTCTCCAGCTTTGAGCAAGCACAAAACGGAGGAATAAGGGAGCACACCACTCCCTTCTAAGGCCTGACATTGGCCATTGATTTTGTATTTGAAATATGAATTTTATATTCAATTTTAACAAGTCGCTAACGCGATCTGTACATTCAAGACGAAAGAGGAACCCGGAGCGCCTCAAGTCGTTTAATACATTAGAATATTTTATATAGCTACTGTTTAGCCCAATAAACAGCTGGCCCCAACATCAGGGTTTTCACCTAAACCTGCACATCTAGAATAGGATCATTTGTGTGAAAAGAGTTTAGAATAGTGAATTCTGTCCTGTGAGGCAAGCCGCTGAGTCATTTATTGACAACAGTGTAAATGTATTATGAGTTTAGCCAACTTAGACGTGATCTATAAGTAACGTTTCAATTGGTATGAATGAAGTATTGATATACATCATCATAAATGCGCTATCACATTGCGCCAAAATGTGATGCAAGTTGTAAGACAACATATGCTCGTAGGGTTTAAAACGAGCGTGATTATTATACCCTTTTTCTCATGATGAACGTACGAACTGCGGAGGGAAACCGCTGTAAGGACTCCAGTTCATCTCCTGTTGTTGGCCCAACAGAGACTCCTAGTGAAAAGGAGCAGAGAAGGTTAGACTTCTATAAGAAAGAACTTCGCGCATATTATAATGGTGAAAAGTTTTCATACAGAAAAGAACGCCTTCTACGTAAGAAGTTGCCTGTTGTAAACGAAAAGGCGACTATAGGAGACTTCGATAGTCAAATTGGATTTACCGAAGTATCGCAGGCTGCTGTTTTTATAAACAAATTAGCCAATATTTATGAGTCCACTACTGGACATTCGATGGATATGGAGACTGGTAAGAAGATTGAAAGTTTATTGACTTACCTATATACCATTTCCACTCTAAATACGACAAATCAGTTTGTTAGTGCAACTTTGTTGTACCTGCAAACTGTAACCAAGAGATCGTTGATGTCTATCGTTAGAGATAAGATTTTTAGTATATTCGAACTTGATGGCTATGAATCACAATCTAGTTCTCATAGTTCTGATCCTCAGTGGTTAGAAAATCTACGATCCGTTTCCACTAACTGGAGGTTGTTTAGAGGCAATAAAGCTTTTAAACAACTATCTAAGTTGATTGGATTATTGGTATCTCTACAACTGTGTTCTGCAGAAACAGTCACGTTCTCTATCAAGGGATATGACATTTTTGCGCCCACAATTGTGGAAAAACACATGAATTGTGTCGATATGATTGATGCTGTATTTGAAACTTGTATGTATTTCGTTGAAGGTGGATATTTGTGTTATAAACATCAATCCATTAAGCCACTTCTAATTAATGATTATAAAATCATAGAGTTGGAAGAAGATTACATGCAAATGCTAGCGCGCTGGGAATTAGTACGCAATGGCAATTTATATAAATTTGATCAAATTGATGACTCTGTGTTCACCGAACAATTGGCGCGAGTCCGACGCCAATTCATGGACCTTATGGTCTTTTCCCGAGGAGTGGAAAGAGAAATGCTCAAAAGAAAGATATTGAATTGTGATTCAATTGATAATGATCTTAGCGCTCTTAAATTATCTTCGGGATTACGTATTGCACCTTTTGCCCTTGAATTCTTTGGGAATAGTGGTAGAGGCAAAAGTACTGTGTCAGATCAGATGATTACTATGTTATTGGCGAGTCAAAAGTTGGATATTTCTAAGGAAAAGAGAGCTTATGTCAATGATGGTGACAAGTATGAATCAACTTGGACTTCTGACAAATTGGTGGCAGTTTTTGATGACTTTGCTAATGACAAGCCTAGTCATGTAGAGATTGCACCTACTCGGCAGATTATTAAATATATCAATAATACACCAACATATGCCAATAAGGCTGAATTAGAAGGCAAAGGCAAGATTTTCATTGAGCCTAAATTGGTTGTTTGTACAACTAATGTCAAGGATTTGGCTGCATATGACTATTCAAAATGTCCTTATTCTATCCAAAGACGTATGGATTTTGTTATCACTGTGAGAGTGAAGAAGAAATATGTGATGTCTTTGGAAGGTAAGTTTTCGGGTTTGAATCAGACCCATTAATGCTGATGCGAAAGCTCGAGAAAAGGAATTGGGTCATAAACCTCTTATTGATGATATCTGGGAGCTTGATGTAGAGAAAGCTATTGAGCCAGATGATATTAAAGCAACTGCCAAATATGCACCAGTAAAAGATAGTGAGGGCAAACCTATGGTGGGACGATCCGCGGAAGAAGTTATACAGTTTCTCATTCCGCATTATGACGCCCATTTAAAACGACAGCGCGAATTAGTTGATGATGCCATGTCAAGACCAGATGAGATGGAATTGTGTGGTGTTGATGACTGTATTCAACTAAAGAAGTGTTGCCCGAATCATCCCTTTATTGCGTGTAAACCTTGTAATGAAGAAGATATCTCTGATGGCGATACTCCAGTTATTGCGAATTTGAATTCTGACACTGATATGGTTGATGATTTTGATCGTATGCGTGAGCAAATTGAACTAAATGAGATTCAAGATGGTGATTATGATGAACAAGCCGGAATTATGAGTTTTGGATATTCTGCTATAAGCAATTACAATAGAGTGAAACGTATTTTTGCTACGGATATTGATAATTTTGCTAATAGAACTTGTCATTGGGGTACTCATAAGCTTTATGATGTCACGGATGTGTTTTTAAAACGTTGGGATTGGATTTGCCTTTTACCAAAATCCACCCTGCATGCACCTGGAGTTAAAGAATTTTTATACTGGTGGTATGAGGATGAAATTGAGCAACCTAAGTTACGCAAAGCTATACATTATGCCTATTATTTAGTCATATTGTTAACTATTTTTGTTAATCCATCTTATTGGCTTATTGGTATCATTGTACTCTTGGCCCATTTGTCCCTTGATAGATCTCGTATGAAGGAAAAATTGATGGATGAACTTGATAAGCGCAATGATGCAATCCCTAAATGTGTGTCTAGATTACGCGATGCATATGCTAAGGATATCACTAATGTCTGTGTCACTGTTGGCGTCGTTTATATGATGGCCAAAGTGTACAAGTGTTGGAGAGAATCTAATTCTGAGCAAGGGTCTCTTGAACCGAAGAACGAAGAAGAAATTAAGGAGCGTGATTCTGAACCAAATCCTTGGTCTCAAGTCGTACAGCGACCATTACCAGGATCAGATAAGTCGCGTATGGTTCCACCCAATAGTGTATTCACTCATTTGGAGAAGAATCTGTTATATGCAACAATTATTGCTCCTAATTCTGAGGATAGGATGGGTAATGTCTTATTCTTGTGTTCTAACTACTTAATTATTCCTAATCATTATTTTGAAGAATGTGACTCGCAATCTTTAAAATTGATTTGTCACAAGGAAAATGCCAACGCTATCGGTGGTAAATTTACCACTCGTGTTGATATTGAGAGTAGTTATCTGGTTCCAAACTCGGACTTTCGTATTTGTTATTCTCCTAGTGGAGGATCTTTTCGTGATATCCGAGAATATTTACCAACTGGTAAGATTGTGGATCATCCATTCCGAATGTTTTGGAGATACAAGAGTGGAGATCTTCTTAAAGCTCAAGGATATGCTATTGCCAAAGAAACTGGAACTAAGCGTACTAGTTTCTGGGGTGGAGAATATTCTAAACTGTCCATCAATACTTTTGGTGGATTGTGTGGGGCTTTATTGGTATCTGATACAAAGGATACCATTTTGACAGGATTCCATTTGGGAGGAAAGGAAGGAACAAATAGAGGATGCTTTGGTTCAATCACACAAGATGAGGTTTCCAAAGCTGTTGAGTTTCTTCAAAATATCCCAGGAGTCCTTTTATCTGGCGAAGCAGGAGATTTTGATCCTCAAGTGAACGGTGAAAGCCTTTTGAGCGAGGACAAATTGCACCATAAGAGTCCAGTGAATTATTTGCCAGAAGATTCACAATTTGAATATTATGGATCGTGTATAGGTGCATCCACCTCACGCAGTGATGTGCGTGAAACCCCCATTTCTAAAGATATTGAGAATATTTGCGGTATTCCTAATATCTGGGGTAAACCCAAAATGAAGCCTGAATGGTACGGGTGGCAAAAGGCGTTAGCCAATTCCAGTAATCCAGCAGAACCTGTTCCTCACGCTTTATTGAGGGTATCCGTGATGGATTATGAGAGACCAATTCTTGAATTGGTGGATAATAATCCATTTTGGCAGAAAGAGACACCATTGAGCGATCTGGATAATCTTAATGGACGTGTCGGCCAGAAATTCATTGATGCTATTAATCTGAATACTTCAATGGGTATTGGTTATAAGGGTGTGAAGCGTGATTATATCATTGAATTACCACCTACTAATGAGAGACCATCACACAGTCTTTGTTGATGAAATTATGAATCGAATCAATAAGTGTGAAGAGGTCTACGCTATGGGTAAGCGAAATCATTTTGTAGCAAAAGCTTGTAAGAAAGATGAAATTCTTCCCGTAGCTAAGGAAAAGTGTAGAATTTTTTATGCTAATCCTATTGAACTCACTTGGCTAGTAAGAAAATATTTTTTACCAGTCATTCGCCTATTACAGGTGAATCCCCTGCTGTCTGAGTGTGCTGTTGGCATTAATTGTCACAGTCCAGAGTGGCAACAGTTTCATGACTTTGCGACTAAGTATGGTCATGATACTATCATTGGTGGTGATTATGGTAAATATGATCAAAAATTGCCATCACAAAAGATTTTGGCTGCCTTGTCCATTCTTATTGACATTGCCAGCCGTATGTCCTATAGTAATAGGGACATTAAAATCATGAGAGCTATGGCAGGTGACATTGCTTATGCCCTCATAGCCTACAATGGAGACCTTATGGGCATCCAAAGTGGCACCCATATTAGTGGTAATTCGTTGACGGTTATCATTAATGGAATTTGTGGAAGTCTAAACTTGAGAGATTACTTTTACACACAGTATCCAGCATCTGTGTCATTTAGAGATGCTGTAAATCTCATGACCTATGGCGATGATAATATTGGTTCTGTCCACCCAGATTATGATAAATTTAACATTGCTGGTGCTTCAAAATTTTTGGAGCACTATGGTCAAACTTACACTATGCCCGATAAGGAAAGTGCTTTACAAGATTATTTACCCTACGATGATTTTGAATTTCTTAAAAGGAAGAGTGTATACCATTCTGATTTGGGCCTGCACATTGGTGCATTGGCTGAGAAATCTATATTCAAATCCTTGCATTGTTATTTAAGGCCAAAGGGTTGTCCCTTGACCCCAGCGGAAGCATGCGCGCAGAATATTGACATGGGTTTGCAGGAATGGTTTAATCATGGAAGAAATGTTTATGAAGAGAGACGTATGCAAATGCAAGAAGTAGCAAAACGCCACCAGCTTGATCATATGTGTAGGAATCTTGACGTGACTTATGATTCTATGGTTGAAATCTGGAAGTATAAGTATGCTAACGGCCCCAAACCACAGGTCGAAGCGTATATTCCAGATGAAATTTAGTGTGGTTACAAGTCCATGGAAGGACTATAATTATTCCCCCAGTTTTAAATCTGATGGTAAGCAAAATTAGTTGCGTATATGGATACCATGTAGTTATAATATTTAGATGTTTCTTTATAATTGCATAGGCTTTGCGTAAGAATGGCTCGTACTGCGAGATCGAGAGATGGGTTCACCATGCCCAATTACAAACATCAGCCCTCTCTTATAATCCTAAAGAGATGAGGTCACATAGTGGATTACAAATAATAATAATAATAATAAACAAAACAAACAAAATAATAATAATAAAAGAAAGAGGGGTTCTGAAGACTGCACTTGTGAGAGTGATTGTTTTTATGAACCCTCGCGTCTTTTACCAACGGGATCATCGCTTAAACTTGACAGCATATTTGATGTTCCTTTTCATCGTACTAATGATGATTATTTTTACGATCCTGATCGCTTGGAGTATTTGGTTGGACAAGCAATTCATTGTATCAAACAATCAGATTTTTCACCGCAATCAGGAAGCACTGCTGACAATACCATTAGATTGAATAGTGGTCAATGGCAGCAAGAAACTACCACGTTTGGTGAAGAACCATCTGGTTATAATTATGCTGTGGATAGTTTCATTGACTCTACGAGACGTTTACAAGATGTGAATGATGCTACATTTGCTGAATTCTTTTCCCGTCCTGTTCGTATTGCGTCTTATAATTGGGGTACGGGTACTAGTTTATCCGAGGACCTTAATCCGTGGGAAGAATACTTTTCTCATCCACGCATTGTTAACAGAGTTGCGAATTTCAACTTGTTGAGAGCCAAGTTGAATATTAAGATCGTTTTGAATGGTAATGGCTTTCATTATGGTAGGTTGATTGCTGGTTATCTACCACTTGATACTTATGACCAAGCTAGTTCCTTCGCCGGTCTTGTGCCACAAGACAATGTGCAATTGTCCCAATGCCCACATGTCTTTTTGAATCCTACCACTTCTACTGGCGGATCTATGGAATTGCCGTTCTTTTACCACAAGAATTATTTGAGTGTCCCTAATGCAGAATGGAGAGACATGGGTAGACTCTTTTTGCGAACTCTCAACACTTTGAAACACGCTAATAATGCATCTGATCAGGTGACGGTAACTGTATTTGCATGGGCCTCTGACGTTGAATTAGCAATGCCAACTGCTAGAAATCCGATTGGTATGGTACCACAAAGTGGCAAAGAAATTGATGAGGCAAATTTGAAAGGAATTGTATCAGGACCTGCATCTACTGTTGCTGCTGTTGCTGGTGCATTGGCTAATGTTCCAGCTATAGCCCCTTTTGCTATGGCCACATCGACCGTAGCCGGAGCTGTTGCTTCAGCTGCTAAATCACTTGGCTACAGCAGGCCTCCTGTTACTAAGAATCCTGATCCTTACAGACCTACACCTACTTCTTTGTTGGCGGCGACTGTTGTACCTGACACTGCACAGAAGTTAACTCTTGATGACAAACAAGAGTTGACTATTGATCCACGCATTGCAGGTATTGGTCCAAATGATCCTATGTCAATTGTTGATATTGCAAAGCGTGAATCTTATTTAAATACGTTTGATTGGGATATTGGGACCGCTACCAACACCACATTGTATAATTATGGTGTAACGCCTATGCATTGGGCAATATCAGGTGCAGGTACTGATTCTGAAGCGGTTCATTTGCCAGCTTGTGCTATGGCCGCATTGCCTTTTAATTATTGGACTGGATCGATAAATTTCAGATTTCAAATTGTGTGTAGTGCACATCACAAAGGTAAATTGGAATTCGCCTTTGAACCCACTGGTTTGGGTTTTGGGGGTGACACTACATTTGTCACCAACTACACAAAGGTAGTGGATATTGCAGAAGAAAATGATTTTACTGTTACTATTGGCATGGCACAAGTTAATAATATTATACCATGTAAATTTACTCCAGGTGGTGATGATTTATCGAGAGTTCGTGGTGCTAGTGCAGTTACCTCTGATACGGGGCTTAATGGCGTTTTAACCATTAAAGTATTGAATGAGCTTACTACGCCTAATTCTACTGAGGCAAATAATATTTCTATCAATTGCTTTGTGAGTGCAGGCGATGATTTTGAGGTGTTTGCACCAAATAGTCAACCCGCATCATATACATTCAAGCCATTAACTTTAACTGAGTTTGATACTCAAAGTGGTTTGGATGCTGGCGATATGCCAGGCGATGTTGTTAGTGATGAATTGGATAAACCACAGCAAGAACAAACTGATCAATTTGCTGGCGATATGCAGGATGGAGCCTTATTAAATAAGGTTTTCATGGGTGAATCTATTCGTTCTTTTAGGCAACTTATTAAGCGATATAATTTTCATCGCAGGGAACTCATTCCTAAAAATGGTCAACGAGGTTGGCTAACTAGACCTATGTTCCCTATTTATAGGGGCAAGGTTGCCAATGCAGTTGATGATTCCAGTATTGGGAAGTACAACTACTGTAATACTACCATATTGCACTGGGTAACTATGGCTTTTTCCGGATGGCGTGGAGGCGTCCGATGGAAAATGTTGCTACCCAATAGTATAGTAGACGATACTATTGAAGGTCAATCGGTTGTTAAACCAGCTGGTTACGTAACGCGTGTACCTATTAATACATTTGTTAGGTGGGAAACTGATTTTGATAGTCGTCCTAACTACACTAGTGCTACGCAGTGTGCATACGATGCCGTTTATGATTTAGGTGAAGATCTTAGCGGAAAAAGCGCACCAACTATGATGAATGGTGGCACCTATTTTGATGGTGCCATCAATCCTAATGTGGAAGTTGAGATTCCATATTATAATAATCTACGATTCAAGCCCGGTAAAACAGTTAATTACACTACAATTAATCTTAATATCGAACACTTTAGAATCGTATTTGATACTACATCAGATGGAAATTCTGTTATGGATTTCCACTGTGCTGCAGCTGAAGACTTCCAGGTTTATTTCTTTACAGGAATGCCTAGATTGTATTTAGAAGCTGTTCCTCCAATACCCTCTTAAAGGGGGTTCTTAAGGCATATAGACAGCCTTCAATTGTCTTACCTCCGTGTAGTCCGGAGGCGTCGAAGGATTCGACGCGGCATGGC